ATCTACGCAGTAAGGTGCGCCCTGCCTCATCATCTTGTCGGCAAGATCGCGTAGTTCTTTCACCTTATCTGCCACGCTTTCTGGTCTAGTTCTAAGCATTGAACTCTCCTCCTCTATCTTGATTAGATCATCTATCTCTGGCGTTATCTCCTGCTCGTATTGGTCTAACAGATACTCTTTCATCTTAGACATTAGTAGTCACCTCTATACACTCAGCACCGCACTCATCTAGGTCTATGCCATACTCATCTAATAAGTTCTGCTTAGCCAGCGCCTCCGCTTGGTCTTGATTAGGTGCTTGGATAGTAGTGTTAAGCGTAAAGTAATTAGCGACATAACTTACATTATAGCTTTTCTCAGACATTGACTAGCTCCTTATCTACTATCCAATTAGCTACTGTTTCAATAGCGTCTTTGACTTCGTGATAGACCTCGCCTGTGTATTCGTTAGAGCCCTCATCAATGACCTCAAACCAAGAGTTATTTATCCACTCTCCTCCGCTATCATCTATCTTGCTCAGGTCTTTATCGCGCTTGATACCTGCCCTTATTAGATCATTAGAGTATCTAATTATCTCCCCCTTGTAGAGGATACGCATTTCTCCTACACATACCACGCGATACTCTCGCCCTTGATAGGTGAGTAGAGCTACATCACTCGTATCTCCCCAAGTATAGAACGCGCTATCTTGGCGGTCTTTACGCTCCGCGTCATAGTCTAGTATCTCCAGCTCTACCCCTTTAGGTAGCTTATATTTCATCTTAGACATTAGCTTCCTCCTCTATACACTCAAAGCAACTCCAATATGAGCCACTTTTATCTTTAAGAGCAACTGTTTGCTTGCCATACTCTAAGCAGATTTCGCAAATCATTGGCTCACCTTCTTATCTAAACTATAAGTAGCGTCATTAGCTACGCTATCTCCATATTGCTCAGCAATTATATTTCTCGCTTTACTTATTGCCTCGCTAGGGTTATCTGCTCCTAGTGTTATTGCTTCACCTTTTAGATCAACCAAAATAGTGTAATCATTTACCTTAAACATTTACTTCCTCCTTGTTATATGCCTTGTTATAGGTAGCCTCATCTAACTCACTTGCTAGGTCGTATTGACTTTCGTATTCATCACGCAAGCTCTCAGGCAATTTATCAAAGCCCTTCATCTCATAGCCATTATCTCTTGCCCAAGATAAGTTGATTAGATAGCTCTTGCCTTGATAGGTAATCGCTATCGTTCTCTCCCACTCAGTATCGTTATGCTCTATTAGGTTTATATTCATTATCTCCCTCTCTCTCGTTTTCTTTGCCTAATTCATAATCTTTACAAGCTAAACACCATAATTCCTGCTTTCCACAGGTGAATACTTCATATAAAGTTTTATTAAGTTTAAGGCATACATCACAATTCATCTCTTGCCCTCTCTCTCCCTCTTATCGGTTATCTTGCTTAGTATGACTAGCCCTAGATAGATTACTAGGGCATAGATTAAGACTTGAACTGCTCCGTCTTGCCAGCGAAAACTTAGCTCAAAGATATCGCTCACGCGCTCTCCTCCTCGCACCGACAAACTTCGCAACCTTCATCTTTATAGTAATAGGCATAGTGTTCTACACACCAGCCTTGATCTAGTAATTGCTCGCTCACTTTCCCCCTCCTCTAGTTAGGTATTGCTTGTCGTGCTGGCACTCTGAATTATTCTCCATACGAAAGCAGATAGAGCACCAGCTAAGGTTGCTTGCCTCCCACTCGCATTGGACACAAATATAGAAAGGGCAGGTGTCGGCGTTGGTATGCTCTCGCTTAATCACTTTCCCCTCCCTATCTCGTAGCCCAATAGATAACTATAAGTGGAGCAGGGGCAATTCTCCTCCAAGTAATCTTGCGCCTTATCGTAGGCCTCCCCTGTTAAGAGTAGGCCAGCTTTAGTCATAAGATCCTCTAAGTCCTGTAATTCACACGCTATCACTTGCTCTCCTCCTTACACTTTACCGAGCAGGCGATATTATCCATAGCCTCGCGGTAGGTGGAGGCATAACCAAAGCGGGCAACTAGATCGCTCGCCTTCTCCTTGAACTGGTAGCGATAGGCAAAGCTCTCGCCCTCCTTGCCTACCTTCTCTATCTCCCACTCATCAACTAAGGAGGCCAGACATACGCACGCGGTTAGCTCTCCACACTCATCACACTTATCAAAGTAAGCGGTGGAGGTGTTGTCGCACTCGGTAAGGTTATGCTTCACGCGCTCACCTGCTCTCTATTGACGAGTAGAGCGCGAGCCTTGCCCGCTTGCCCTCTCCATAGATCCTTCAAGCCCGAGTGAGCGGTTATCTTGTCCCAAGGTAAGCCCGACACTATAGCCCCGCGAACCTCGCGAGCAGTTTTCTCATCGCATTGGAGATGTGAGGCGAGGGTCTTAGGTGACCACTCAACGCCGTTATTGTCGGTCTCTATCTCTATCCTGCCGTAGCTATCGCGGGGAGACATAACCCGCCCGTTGCTATACTTGCTAAGTCCTGCCCAATAACGGGCGTTAGCCTCCGCGTGTAGCGGTAGCCCATCGCACCCCGATAAATGAACCTCAACTAGAGGCGCAAGACTTGGAAAGTGTTTTAGGATCTCCTCGTGAATTGCTCCGCTCATAATATATGGATCGCGGTAGCATTTATCGGTTTTCTTAATTGCTCCCGTGATGGAGAAGTGAGGCACTTGATCGCCACGCTTGACTAGCTCCGCCTTAACCTCAATTAATACGGGCTTACTCTCCCCGTATTCTGCCCCGCTAATTGTTGCGCTCCATTTATTGGAGGCAATAGTCAGCTCTTTCATATTCTTATCCTTTCATAATTGGAGGCTAGTTCCTCCCCTCGCGGGGGCGGGTAGGTCTATCCTTGCGGATAGCATAACCTCACCGCCCCTAGAAGGCAAGCACTAGGCTAGTTGCGCCCCTTCTTTGATAAGTCCAGCGATTAGCTCTATTGGTAGCCCGCTAGAGGCTTGAGCCTTGCTTAAACAATTCCAGCAATAGCCCTCAATGAATTGGAGATTTCCAGCTTGAGGTAAATTACAAAATAAGCAATTCACTAGTTAGCCTCCTCTTGAGGTATTGGAAAGAAGGGCTCATTAGAGATTATCTGTAATAAATCAGAATAAACACTTTCCCATAATTGCTTATGGCTCCAAGATAAACCGACCAAGCCCGTGCGGTTATCGTCATCACTTAATTGAAATCCCTCGGGCAAGTTAATAGAGCTTTCAATAGTTCCAGCGTTGCGGTGTAGGTCTATCTCTAGATTATATTGCTTAGCTAGTTGATAGCATTTCGCTTTACTAGACACTTTACCCTTTCTAGGTCTAGCTACTTGCTAGGCCATAAGAGCAAGATACACGAGGCTAATCTATCCCGCAAGTAGGCCAAGGATAATTCTTTCCAGCGTGTCGGGTTAGATAGCTTGGATCTATAACCTAGTAAAGAGCCGAGAGCTGGCAAGGGTTGAGGGCTGGCAAGAGATAGGGGCGAGAGAGCAGGGCAAGGCAGGGCTATCGGTTAGAGATATTAAATAAGGGCTCGGAGAATTATTACTTGAGAGGGGGCGCTAGAGAGTGCCAAGGTGTTAGCAAGCCCATAAAAAATAACCAGCAACCGCACACGCCAGCACTATCCCGCGCAAGTCTGCGAGCGTAGAAAACGCAGACCCCGCCCTGTTTAATACTGTAGGTATGTATAGTATGTACCCCAACAAAGTTTTTTTCCTAAAGTGAACCTTGATCATCTAGTGTCCTAGTTTGTCCGTATTTAATTGTGATGTTTACCACAAAATAAAGATTTTTAGAAAGAAAGCGGGAAATGACTATTTTTTCCCGCCTAATACAGTATAGGAGCAGTAAGCGGAACGGTTGTAGCTTACTGCGGGCTACGCTGACGCTACGCCCGTCTAAGGGCTGTAGCGGACTTACCCCTCACTTCGTTGTGACTCGTTCGGGCGCCAAGCCCGATGACGAGGCGCAAGTCGCCTCATTTAGTTGGGTGAGAACTACCATAAATTTAGGAGCCTGCTATTTCTAATAACACTGCTGATATAGCTAAAAGGGTAATCCTTAACGCTGTAGCAGAAGGTATGACTATAGAGACGGCTTGCGGTGAAGCTGGTAAGTCTATGAAGACTTATGAATACTACCGTAGATCCGATAAGGTCTTCGCAGATAAAGTTGATAGAACCCGCCTAGGGTTAAGGTCCAAGAACTTTGCAGCTACCGATGTCCACGACCTCGGCTTCGCCGAGTTCCGCCAGAAATTCCTTCATCAGACTACCTTCCCTCACCAGCAAAACCTGGCAGATGTTATAGAGGGTAGGGACCCTTCTTGGCACCATCCCGCTATGAAGTTTGAAAAGGGTCTAGCAAGTAACCGTATCCTTATCAACATCCCACCGAACCACGCCAAGTCAATTACGATTACCGTAGATTATGTAACTTGGAAGATAGTCCAGAATCCTAACTTTAGAGTCCTGATAGTATCCCAGACTCAGCAGCTTGCAGCAGACTTTCTATATGCTATCAAGCAGCGCCTTACCCATCCAATGTATGAGACCCTACAGCAAGCCTATGCTGCTGGAGTCGGCTTTAACTCTAAGTCTGCTACCTGGACTACTACTAGAGTCACCTTCGGTGATGAACTCAGAGAATCATCTGAGAAGGACCCAAACCTAGAAGCTGTAGGTATTGGCGGTCAGATATACGGTAAGCGTGCCGATATGATTATTGTTGATGATGCTGTTACCTTAAAGAACGCTAATGAATTTGAAAAGCAGATTAGATGGCTTACCCAAGATGTTAGATCACGTCTTAACCCTACTGGTAAGTTAATTGTTATCGGAACCCGCGTTGCCTCTGTAGACTTATACAAAGAACTACGCTCTCCTGATAGATACCCTGGTGGTCTGGTCCCTTGGACATATCTGGCAATGCCAGCATTACTTGAAACCAATGAGGACCCCACCAAGTGGGTAACTCTCTGGCCTAACTCAGACCAACCCTTTGATGGGCAGAAAGACTCTGATAAGACCGAAGAGGGTTTATATCCTAGATGGAACGGTAAGCATCTCTATGCAGAACGTCAAGCTATGGATGCTCAGACTTGGGCTTTAGTTTATCAGCAGCAAGATGTTTCAGATGATGCCACCTTTGACCCTGTATGTGTAAAGGGCTCTATTGATGGTATGCGCAAATCTGGTAGGCTCCAGATGGGAGCCCCAGGCCATCCTAAAGATTTAACTGGTTTTTCTTTTGTATGTGGACTAGACCCTGCAATGGTTGGTGATACCGCCGCTATCTGCTACGGCGTAGATCGTGTTACTCATAAGCGCTACATTGTAGATGCTATCAAGATTACTAGACCAACACCTGCTCAGATTAGACAGTTGATTATTGATTGGACCAACGTCTATGCTCCTGCTGAATGGGTTGTAGAGCGTAACGCTTTCCAGTCCTTCCTAACTCAGGATGAAGGTATCAGACAGTTCCTAGCATCTAAGGGAACAGTACTTAGAGAACATCATACTGGTAATAACAAATGGGATGCAGGCTTTGGTGTAGCTTCTATGTCAACCCTGTTTGGAACTAAGCAAGCCGATGGTAAGCACCACAGAGATAACATTATTCATCTCCCATCAGATCAGACCGAGAATGTCAAGGCTTTAATAGAACAACTTATTACCTGGTCACCCACTACTAAGGGTAAGACCGATATGGTGATGGCTCTATGGTTCTGTGAGATTAAAGCTAGAGAATGGCTTAATAACGGAATACATACCACACACCATATGAAGAATCCATTTTTGTCTCGCTACGAACGAGGCAAGCGTCTGGTAGTAAACATAGACGAGTTACTAGCAGAACAACAACGTCAATTTATCTAAGGAGCAATTATGCCAAAAGTAGGAAAAATGGAATTTCCATATACACCAAAAGGTAAGAAGGCCGCTAAGTTGGCTAAGAAGAAAGCTGCTATGAAGAAGATGGGCAAGAAGAAGTAATGCCAAAGAAGCCAACGCTTGATGATTTTATTGCTAAGAAGAAGAAAGTTCCTTCTAAGAATAAAAAAGGTTCTGTTCCACCAGATTACGATGTGATTCTACCTGGTATGGGATACACCAAGCCTACCAAGAAGAAACAACCAAAGAAAATTAAAAAGAAGTAAGGATTAACAATGGCTAAAAAGAAAGCACCAGCAAAGCGTCCTGCAAAGACTTCAGAAAAAACTAAAAAACTTGCTACACCTAAAAGCAATGTCCGTGTATGGTCTAAGTCTCCAAAAGTATCTAATAAACAATATAATAAAAGTTCTACTATTAGAACTAACGCTGCAAAACTAGGTATTGATATGACCGACAATGCTATTAAAATTAAAAAAGAAAATGCTGCAGCTAGAGCTGCTGGCAATGTAAAAATAATTAAAATTCGCAGTGGCGGCGCAGGCATTGGCGGTATGTTCGGCGTAAAGAATAGATAAGGAAAAATGCTTACAACCAAAGAGGTTATTGCTAAGGTATCACGGTTACAGACTAAGTACTCAGCGCGTGATCAGCGTATGCGTGACGTGCTATCTGTGCGCCAAGGAGACATCAGTAAGGTTTATCCTGCTATGTTCTCTGAGGAATACCCAAAGCCTCTGGTTGCTAACTTTGTAGATGTAGCTGCACGTGACCTAGCAGAGGTAATGGCACCACTGCCATCCTTTAACTGTTCAGCTACCAATATGGTTTCAGACTCAGCACGCAAAGCTGCAGATACTAGAACTCGTATTGCAAATTACTTTGTATCAGCATCTGAGTTACAGATTCAGATGTATCAGGGTGCTGACTGGTTTAACACCTACGGTTTACTACCAGCAATGGTAGAGATGGATTACGAGACAAACAATCCTAGAATCCGTTTGCTAAATCCTTTTGGTGTCTATCCAGAGATGGACCGCTTTGGTCGCTGTATCTCAATTACTCAAGTAATGAATACTGATGCAGAGACTCTAGCAATGCAGTATCCAGAGTTCTATAATCAAATTATTAC